CCATCATGATGTCGTTCATGGATCGCATGTTGCCGGAGCTGTCGTAGACCGACACGCCGAGGGCTTCCAGCTGAGCTGCGGCTTTGTCTGTGGGCTTCGTCAGCGACAGGATAACGTTGCGCAGGTGCGTACCGCCCTCCGCGCCTTTGATGCCTCGGTTGGCCAGGATGCCCAGTTCAGCGTTGAGCTCAGCGGTGCCGCCCTTCAGGTTCTTAGCAGTGCCGCCCACGGTCAGGATGGCTTCGCCCAGCTGGCCAACGGACGTGTTGGACTTCTGCGCCGTCACAGCCATCTGGTCAGAGAACGTGCCCAGCTCGTCCATGGACAGGCCGAGGGCCGCCATGGCGTCGGTGGCCAGGTCGGAGGCGTAGGCCAGATCCAGCCCGCCCGCCTGCGCCAGGGCCAGCACCTTGGGCAGGGCCGCGCAGGCCTCGTCAGCGTCGTAACCTGCCAGAGCCAGATAGTTCAGTGCCGATGCCGCTTCAGACGCGGAGTAGCGGGTCGATCGGCCCATTTCCTGCGCCGTGCTGTTCAGCAGAGCGATCTGCCGATCCGCTTCCTCAGAGGAACCGGCAACCAGGCCCATGGTAGCCTGTACGGTTTTCAGGGAATCATCGAAGGACGTGAAGGTTTTCACGCAGACGGTGCCCAGCGCCACGATGGGCGTTGTCACCTTCGTGGTGAGCTGCTGCCCGACCTGCGATACCTTTTTGCCTACGTTCTCCAGTTTCGCGCCGATGTTTTCCAGCTGCGTGCCCAGCTGGTAGAAGCCGTTCTGCGACAGCTTCAGCTGTTGGGTGACGAGCTTCAGCGCCTGCTCGGTCTGGGAGACCTTCTGCTTTGCCTGCTCCAGCTGGGCGGCCAGTTTCTTCGTCTCTTCGGAGTTCTCGCCGGTCTCAGCCTTGCTCTTTTCATAGGCGGCCTCGAGATCGGCCACCTTTTGCTTCTGTGCGGCCAGCTTGTCTGTCAGGGTTTGTGCCGATGTCTGTAGCTGCGCCGTCACCTGTTTGAAGTTGGTGATCCCGGTGGTGGCGTTGGTGCAGGAAGCCTGCAGCTTCGTCATCTGCCCTTCGAACTTGGAAAGGGAACCTTCAAACTGGGTCGTGTCAAGGGACAGGCGGACAATCAGGTCGGACGTTCCGGACGCCATGGGAAATCACCTCCTTCATCCTTTTTTCACCGGTTTCGGCATATGCTCACAGTGGCACTTGAACACCGCATGGAGTTTCCGCAGCGTGCTGCGCCAGAATACTTTCTCACTCATGTTCAGCACTACGGTTCCCACGTAATACAGCAGCACCCAGTCCACAGATTCCTGTGCGCCGGATGCCGCTGTATCAAATGAATCCCATAGCGCCTTTACTGAGGGTCGGGAGCCACAGCGTTCTCAGCCGTCCCGGTATCTTCCGGCAGTGCAGCGGTCAGCGCCTGGGTGATCTGCTCCATGATCCGTTCCACGTTCGTCAGGGAGATCATCGCGCCGACCTGCCGTTCGGTCAGCTTCTCGTCTTCATGCAGAAGGCCCGCCCACAGCAGCGTGCGGGTGGCCTTCACAGAACCTGCCTGCATCTTCTGAAACGCCTGGTCCAGGGAACCGAATTTGTCCTCCAGTTCAGCAAAGGCGTTCAGATCGAAGAGCAGGGTGCGGGGTTTGTCCAGTTCGATGGGAATCCGCACTTCCCGGATATCATGCAGAGCCATGGATTATTCCTCCCCGTTGTTGTTGGTCGTTTCGGTTGTCGCGGCTGCCTCGTAGACAGCATTGAACCAGGCGTCAACGCCGGTGAAATCGGGATCGCCGGTGTCAGCGGAAATCTGCCAGTTGCCGTCATAGTCACGCTGGACAAAGGTGCCGGTCAGCTTGGGCTGACGCCAGGCAGGCGAATCGTTGCTGGTGGAGTATTCATCCTCCACAAGCTGGAACTTGCCTTTATACAGCCACACGCACCTGAACTGGTTGGGCTGGGGCTGGCTCATGAAACCGATGGCCACATACGGCGCTTCGTCGCTGGCGTTCTGCACCATGACGCCGTGCTCGTACCTGTGGCCCAGCAGGATCGCTTGCGCCCTCATGGGCAGCGCGGCCAGCTCCAGTTCCACGGTGATATCGCCCAGCTGAGACGCGATGTCGAATACGCCGTCGTCCGCCCAGAGCTTTTCCTGGTTGGTCGTGGGAGAAATGCTGGCGGAGATAGCGCCGACCAGCGGCTGCGGGGATTCGTATACAGCGCCTGCCTCAGTATCACTGGTGAGGATGGCATAGTGGATATTGCGCAGCGACTGCCGCTGCGCCTTGACAGTAGAGTTGTTCGGCATATCGGTCTACTCCTTTCACTCCCACGGAAACGGGAGCTGTTCCTTGATGGTATAGGTTGCGGACTTCACATAGATGTCCATGTCCTGCAGGTAGTCATCCTGCACCTGCCCGTACCGCTGGTAGCCGTTCCGGCGCATGGTATTATGCAGGGCGGCGTTGATGGGATACAGCAGGTTCTCCCTGGCATAGATGTCGATGCGGAAGGTGATCTCTTCCTCCAGCGGCTGGTCGTCGGCGAAACGGGTATACTCCCGGTCCGACTCGAACACAGCCAGCCGGGGAAACACCTCCGCTTCCGGGGACAGGATCTGATAGATGGCGGGATTACCATAGGGATCGGTGGCCAGGAGCGCCGTCAGCTCTTCACTGGCCAGCAGCTCGTCCACCAGGGTCGATGCGTCCATATGCTCACCTCACTTGATGCCCAGCCGGGTCTCGATTTCCCGCTTCACGGTTTCCATCGCCTCGTCGCCACGAGCCTCAGCGCTCTCGCGGATGAAGGCGCGTTCCTTGATGCGCTTGGTACCGTACTCGAGGAATTTCCAGTAATAGCTGGGGCCGTTGACGCCGCCCACGACCGTCACGCCTGCGGTGTACTTGCTGGCGGAGACGCTGGTAGTCAGCTGGTCGGCCAGATGCTTGGCGGTACGTCCCTGAGTGGCCGGATGCCCGTGCGCGCTGCGGGGCGCTCGGACGTGGGCTTCTTCGCGGATGATTTCAGCGCCTTTGCGGAGCGCCTGCCCGGCAGCGGCCCTGGCGTCTTTGCCCATGTTTTTCACACGGGTACCCAGGTCTTTCAGACCGTCAATCCGTACATTTGCCATCTGCGGTCACCGTCCTTGCCAGAATCTCAAGCGCCTCGTGCCGGTTGTTTTTATCGAGAATGGAGGTGATGTCGTACACTGTCCCGTCCAGCCTGATGCGCATTTCAGGAGAGACATCTTTCCGGTACCGGATGGTGAAGCGCATCTCGTTCTCCCGGTTGACAGCGGCAGCCTCCCAGAACTCACGTCCTGATAGCGGCTCTACAGCGCACCAGCAGAAAAAGGCGGTCTCCCAGCGTTCTGTGGGGATGCCGTGATTCACTGTGACGGCCCTACGCAGGAACTCCACGCGGTTTCGCATAGTGCTGGGATACAGAGGATTACGGCTCATGGGCGTCCCTCCCTGACAGCGAATAGCAAAGAGCGCAGGGTAAGAAGCAGGTCATGATGATCCGCTTCCTCCCGGTGCTCATACAGATAGCCAAGGGTGAAATAGATGGCCACGCGAAGAGAAGCGCGGAGCGAAACAATCTCCGCGCTGTCTGTTTCTGTTGGCTCCGCGTCTGCCTGTGCCCATTCGGCATCGGTCAGCCGGGCAACATCCGTACACAGCCTGCCAGCAGATAGAAGGAGGCCGCCGATCAGTGCGTCATCGTCATTGGTATCCACCCGGAGGTACGTTTTGGCTTCAGCCAGTGTAATCAGCGCCATAGGTCAGCCTCCTTTCCGTTACGATGCGGGCGATTCTTCCGTATTATTGGTTTCATCGGGATCGGCAGCCATCAGCCCGGCGACTTTCAGCTTGGCCAGCAGGGCGTTGAAGTCTTCCTTCAGCGTCGCGATGCTGGTCGCCTCGCTGTCGGCCTGATTCTCCGCAGGGGTGAAAGAAGAAGGAAGCCCCTCCACAGAGGCTCCCTCTTCAAAGACCAGCCGACCGCCAACGTGGGTCACATCCCCGCCCTGCTCGGTGTAGTTCTTCGCGTTATACTCGCTCATGCGTCGTCCCTCCTCAGGCATGCTGCTGCAGGATCTGAATGGCCTCCGGCAGCACGGTCTTGCCGTCCAGGCGCTTGGATGCCATGAAGCCCACCTGGCCCTTACCGGCATACAGTTCGTTCAGCCGACGGAAAGTGATGCCCTGGCGGTCGCCGATCCAGTAGTAGCTCAGATCGCCGAAGATGATGGTCTTCGCGCCAGCCTCGGCAGAAGGCATGAAGGGAGAAGTGAAATACGGGCGGCCCAGGATGGTGTTCACTTCGCCGTCCTTGATGCCGGGCTGCCACAGATACGTCCCGTCGCCGGTCTTCAGTTTGCGGATCAGCTTGATGGTGGCGTCGTTCAGGATCCACA